AGTTTAATGTGTTTGTCTATTACTTGAACATAATCCTTATCTTCTGCCCACTCATATATTTGTGTAGCAGTTTCAATGTCTGCGTTCTTCTTTGCTTCGTCTAACTTATCCATAGCTTTGTTGATAGCCATGTTCTTCTTCTGCGTTGGTGTTGGTGTCTTGGTTGCAGAGTTACCATCATCATCTTCTGTTCTTAGGTTTAGCATACTAAGAATTGAGTACCTTCTTGCGTAGCTAATAGCTGAACCATACTTCTGCATGTCAGCACTTGGCAAGTACAATCTGGTTGATGACTCAATAAATGATTCGGGTCTGTCTATTAATGTAAGTCGTGAATGAAGTACATCAATCTGACCGCCAGTAATCTGTGGGCATTGTGTTAATACTATGCCACTTGATTGCAAAACTGGCAAGACTTGTTCGAGTATCTCATTCAAGTCTGCGTAGTTAGATTTAAAGAAAGGATTCTTTGCGTTCTTAGTTACTGAACCAATCATTCCTTGTGCCTTTGATATTGCTTTATATATATTATCTTCTTTCATGTTGCTCCTTTGTTATGGATTGTGGATCAAATGACCCACAACCCTGTTAGTTTAATAAGTTGAACCGCTATAAAAATCTGACCTTGACATTCCAGTATCTTGGTAGTCATCATCTTCTGTAAGTTGGTCATCAATTTCTTTTTGCATTGCTTCATCTTTGGCTTGTAGTTCTTGCCAGTTCTTAGGCTCAATATTTTTTGAGAATAACATTTCTCTAAAGTCGCTCATTAGTATTTACTCCTGTTGTTAAATGTTGTATAGATTTCTAGGAAAGCCTTAACATATTTTTCATTGCCTGTTAGTAATGCGTTGCCTAGTTCTATAAAATCTTCGGGTGTTTCTATATCATTTCTGATTGGTGGGTTACCAACCTCTGCCCAAAGTTCTGTTGCTTCCATGTGTGCGTCTGATAGTTTCATAATAGTTTCCCATGTTTATAAGTAAAGCCAATAAAGTCTGCGTTATCTTCCATGTTAATATGCAAGTCAACTAACTTTGTCATCTCCATTAAATATTCACCATCAGTTATTTCTTTTTTAAAATGGTTCATAAATAAATTACTCATTGAGTTAGATAAAAAATCTTTTAGTTCTAGTTCAGCATGTGCGTTAGCATCTGGAAAAAACTGGTCATCTAAAAGTTGTGTTGCTTCTTTGATATTCATACTATCTCCTTCAGTTTTAAATCACTAATAATTAAAGACGCTTCATACTTTCCTAAAGGTAAAGAATATTCTTTTTGTTGTTGAAGGCATAAAGTATTTATTACCCATAGTTGTTTTGATGTTGCCATCTCTTGACTATCTTTTAATGCTTCCATCATTTGTGCTTTTCTTTCTTCTGTCATTTTGTACTCCATATAGTTATAAGTTTTTTTCTTTGTTACTGCACTAAGTATAACATAAGTGTAGACCTTATGTCCACCTTTTTATAAAATAAATATTGTTTACTAAGAAGAAACTTTTTATTCTTGAGAGTACCAATTCAACGAACGCCCTTGTACCAATAGCATTACCCTACTAAAAATAACATGGTCTTAAATCGAGGCTAAGACAGGTTAGAATTGATTGAATTATTTTTGTATATAAGTACATAAGATTTATATACTATGGTATACTTTGTACTAGATACAAAGAAAGAAAAACTTAACTTAACTACGGAGATAAAAACATGAGTATAATTTTAGACACACCAGAACAGATAAATGATTTTAGAAATAGAACTTTATTAATGGGTTTGAAAGTTGAGATAACTTCAAATGGTTTTCAACTTACTAGAGGAAGAAGTTGTTACGCAAGAATCAAATCTCAATTTGGTTTCAAAGGTAACAAGCAAAAAGTTTATGACCAATTCAAAGAGTGCATTGATAATGGTGTACTATAAATAATCTTACTGAGTACCCGACAAAAACAGTCGGGTATTTTTTCGCTCTTAGCTTTTCACTCTGGCCGATGGCTCTTGTTCTTGATGTGCTTTTGATTTGCTCTTGCTCTATCATAGCCGAGCGATAAGCGAGTCCTTACTTAGCCCGAAGGGCAAATTTTTTTTTTGGAAATCGTAAAGGTTTCGCCTATGACGGCTCAGTTTTAGTAAAGCAAATCAAGAGCAGTAAGGTTTCGCCTATGACGGCTCACTAAGAGCAAAGCTAATCGACAATGAAAGAGCTAGTGCGAAAATCGATAGACAAAAAAAACCCCTCAATTAAGAGGGGAAAAATTGTCGGGTTTATTAACTGTAAACTTATTCCGATATCCTCAAGTGACAGTTGGATAATCTATTTTATTACGGAGTTAATTTAAATTCTTCATGTTGTCCAACGCTACAAATTTTTTCTACTCTTGTATCTTCATGTCCTCTTTCATATTTGTAATAATAATATAATCTTTTGGCGTCATCATAATAAACATAATCATCTGTAACTTCTGTTCCACCTACCCAAATTGTATACATTTTTTTACTCCTTAATATGCTTGAATAAATCCCAAGCGTCTTGATTCTTCAGCGTATTTATTAATTGATTTTTTAGCTTCCCAATTTCTATCTCTCTCAATAGGTAAACCAAAGGGTGGAAATTTAATTGACTTTAATTCTGCCAAACTAACATACCCCAACTCTGGGCAACCATGCCCCAAATCACACAACCCAAAAGCAGTATTTGTTTCAGGGTTAATTTCTGTTAGTAACCAAGTGCAAGAACTACCACCAAATAATTTTACAACTGGTGCAACATCTTTGCCATAATTAAATTTATGATTATCAATTAAATCTTTTTCATTTTTGCTTGTTAACATTTTCATAATATTATTTCTCCGTTTGTGTTGGGGGATTTCTCCCCCGTTAAAATTATATTCTGTAAGCGTGATTTGTTCCGCTATCGTATGGCTCAATTCCCCAGCCATGTCTATTCAAAAATTCTTCTATTGCTTCTTCTAAAATTGGGTGATAGCTTCGAGTAAACCATATACCATTTTCTGATTTTTCCTCGTAGAATTCAGCAGTAGTTTTTAAGTGGTCAATTTGTACACCATAGACTCCACCATTATTTGAAGTTAATTTATTCATCATTCCTTTTGCAGTTTTTATTTGAGTAGCCATTTTGTAAATCTCCGTATTATTATAAAAGGTCTTTCTTTGTAACTGAGTCTATTATAACAAATCTACACCTTACTAGTAAATACTTATAGAACCAGATACAACTATTTTTATTCAATCTGGACTAGTAGATTAACAACCATAAAACCCTTTTGTCAGCTAAAATTTACCTGTAGCAATTCACGACATAAGCTCCACGCTTATAATTATATCTTTAATATTTCCTTTATATCTTTTCGTGGTAGATAATCTTTTTATTCCTGCAAATATTGTGTACCCTTCTCTCTTACACTTCACTCTCAGAAATGGGCTCAACTATGCTCCGATGTCGCTAAGTTTCGCAAGAGCATGAAGGATTCGCCTAAGAGTCGGCTCAACTCGGCCTAGCATAAGCCTAGAGTAACTGAACTATCTTACGGTTCTGTTACTGCCAGCCTTATTACCAGTCCTCGCAAAAGCTATGTAGCCAAAGAGCAGGCTTAGTTAAAGGAAAAGGTCAAGAGCACTGCCTTAGATATCTCAGCCTAAGACTAGTGTGGGGGGAGGCTCATGCTACCGTACATACTAATATATTACCTCCAACGCACAAAAAACGAAATATGAAACATAACTACTAGCTGTGCTATAATACTCGCAAGATAACTCTTATACGAGCCTAATGGCATTACCAAAGAAAAAAGCTGGCAACCCTAACTTCCATAAGGGTATGAAACCTTTAGAGGGTGTAGGCAGACCTAAGGGTTCTGTAAACAAATACACTGCTCTAGCTAGAGAATTAATGTCAGACAAATCACCAGAGATTGTGGCTAAAGTAATTGAGAAGGCTATGGAAGGCGATGTAAACTGTTTAAAAATGTGCCTTGATAGGATATTGCCTGTTCATAAAGCGGTTGACTCTTCAAGAACTAAAGCAGACGCACAAGTCATTATTAATGTATCTTCGTTAGATAGCATACAACAAAAAATAGAGATGACCCCAGACGCTGAATTAGTAGAACCAGAAGAAAAATCAGATGACGAGGTAATTGTTTCTATAGATTCATCATCAATGAGTAAAAAATTCGATGGCTGAACTAGACATTAACCTACACCCTGCTCAATTAGAAATATTTAAGTCGGATAAACGATTTAAGATTGTTGCTGCGGGTAGACGCTTTGGAAAGTCCTACCTTTCCGCTTGGTTATTATTAATTAACGCAATCCAGTCTGATTCTAAAGATGTATTCTATATAGCCCCTACATTCCAGCAAGCAAAAGATATTATGTGGGCGATGTTAAAAGAGTTAGGTAGAGATTTAATATTACAAGCCTACGAGAATACTGCGGTTCTTACACTTATTAATGGTAGAAAGATATACCTTAAAGGAAGTGATAGACCAGAAACATTGCGTGGCGTTGGACTAGCATACGTTGTTTTGGACGAATACGCTTCGATGAAGCCTGTGGTATGGGAACAGATAATAAGACCGACTTTGGCTGACGTGGAGGGTCGGGCACTCTTTATAGGTACGCCCGCAGGAAAAAATCATTTCTTTGATTTGTACCAAGACGCACAGGATGACGAGGATTGGGATTGTTTTCAGTTTACCTCTATAGATAATCCTTTCTTATCTGAAAAAGAGATTGCTGCTGCAAGTAAGTCAATGTCTTCAATGTCTTTTAGACAAGAGTTTGAAGCATCTTTTGAAACTTTTAGTGGTGGTATTTTTAAAGAAGAGTGGTTTCAAGAGTCAGAAGAACCAGAAAATGGTAGTTATGTTATAGCTGTTGACCCAGCAGGTTATGAAGATAGTGAGAAAGAAAGAAACTTAAAGCGTTCTAGGTTAGATGAAACCGCTATAGCTATTGTAAAAATTGACCGTGATAAGTGGTGGGTTAAGGATATACTACATGGTCGGTGGAACATTAAAGAAACCGCCAAAAAAATTCTTTCATCTGCGATGAAGGTAGAGTCTACCTCAGTAGGTATCGAAACTGGGGCATTGCGTAATGCTATATTACCTTACCTTGAAGATGAAATGAGGACAGAAAATCAATTTATATCTATTATAGAGTGCCGACATGGTGGTAAAAAGAAATTAGATAGAATCACATGGTCACTACAAGGTAGAATGGAACACGGTCAGATAACATTTAATCCAGATAAAGACTGGAAACATTTTAAAAACCAAATGTTAGACTTTCCAAACAGATTAGCACATGACGATTTGCTCGACTCGTTAGCGTATATAGACCAAGTAAGTGTTGCCGACTTCGCACATACTATAGAGTTAGAAGATGACTGGAGTCCAATGGATGATGTGGCAGGATATTGACGATTTAGAACAACAAGAATATAATGATGTTTGGGAGTTTGCTCAAGATACATCGAATATTAAATTAAGGTATGTGGCTGCTTTGTCAATTATTGCTAACTTAGCAAATGACTTAGACCCACAGTTATTACCTAATGATGAAAATGTAGACTTATCTATATGTAAAATGATAATGGATGGAGCAATTGAAATAGAAAGTTTAAGCGATAGCATACATTAAAAGTAGTTTTTGTGTTATAATCGCCAGCAATTTCTGAGGAAAATCTTATATGCACGATAAGAAAGAATTACAATACCAAGCATTAGCTAGTTGGCTTAACTATAGACTAGATGGTTGGAGAAATCACAGAGAACAAAACTATACTTCTAAGTGGGATGAGTATTATCGTCTGTGGCGTGGTATTTGGAATGAATCTGATAGAACAAGAACAGCAGAACGCTCAAGAATTATAGCACCTGCCTTACAGCAGGCAATTGAATCTTCGGTTGCAGAATTAGAAGAAGCAACATTTGGTAGAGGCAAGTGGTTTGACATCCAAGATGACATGCTTGACCAAGACAATAGTGAAGCTGAGTACATTCGTAATTTATTGCAAGAAGATTTAGAAAAGACTGGTTGCAAAGATGCAATAGCAGAGGTTTTTCTGAATGGTGCTATCTACGGAACAGGTATTGCAAAGATAGTTGTAAATCAAACAGTTGATAGAGCACCATCAGAACAGCCTGTTGAAGGCTCAATGACTGGAATGAGAGGTATAGTTGAATTTGCTTCTATTGATGTAAAGGTTGAACCTATATCTCCAAATGAATTTCTTATTGACCCTGCTGCAAATAGCATTAATGAAGCATTAGGTGTCGCCCACGAAGTAATAAAACCTAGATACCATGTAGTACAGGGTATGCAATCGGGTATTTATCGTGATGTACCGCTTGATGGTGATTATGATACAGTTAACATGGGGTATAGCCCAGATGGCAAACAAGCAGATGAGTCTGATAATGTAAAAATTACAGAGTATTGGGGTTTAATACCAAAACGCTTTATGAAAAAGAATGTTGACAAAGATGACTTTGAATATTCTTCTAAAGACGAACTAGTAGAAGCAGTAGTAACTATAGTAAATGATGAATACATTTTGCGTGTAGAAGAAAATGCGTTTATGATGGTAGATAGGCCTTTTGTTTCTTACCAACACGACATTGTACCAAACAAATTCTGGGGCAGGGGGGTTGCTGAAAAAGGATATAACCCACAAAAAGCATTAGACGCAGAAATGAGAGCAAGAATAGACTCATTGGCTATGACAACTACGCCTATGATGGCTGCTGACGCTACAAGACTACCTCGTGGAACTAAATTTGAGATAAGAACAGGCAAAACTGTACTGACTAATGGTAATCCTAGAGAAGCAATCATGCCTTTGGACATGGGGCAAACAGACCCTAGTACATTTAATCAAGTAGCTAGTTTACAAAACATGATACAGATGGGTACTGGTAGTGCTGACATGGGTCAACAACAAGATACTGCTAGTGGTATGTCAATGATGCAATCAGCGTCTATTAAAAGACAAAAGCGTACTTTGATGAACTTCCAAAACACATTCCTTATACCTTTAATTAACAAAGCTATGTATCGCAAGATACAGTTTGATGTAGATAGATACCCTGTAAGTGATTACAAGTTTGTACCTTATTCTACTATGGGTATTATGGCTAAAGAGTTAGAAATGCAACAAATGGTACAGATGTTACAAGCTATACCTAAAGATTCACCCGCATTTAATGTAATATTGTTAGCTATGATGCAAAATTCTAGCATACATAACCGCGACCAAATAGTATTTGCCCTGACTCAAGGTCAGGAAGTTAATCCAGAAGCAGAACAAATGCAGCAAATGGGTATGCAATTAACTATGCAACAAGCACAAGCAAACATTGCTAAAACACAAGCTGAAGCACAAGAAGAACAAGCTAAAGCACAATTACATATGGCTCAAGCTGGTTCATTACAACCAAATGAAATGGATGCAATAGAACAACAACAAAACATGCAGAAAACTGCACTTAGTTTAGACAAAATGGCTGCTGATACAGATAGACAAAGGTCTGAAACTGCAAGAAATATACCAGAAGTAGACCATCTTAAATCTGAAACAATATTAAACCTAGCAAAAGCTAGACAAGCTGGAACAACAACTAATATAAATACTAGAGTACAATAACTATGCCAAAAACAGACGAGGCTTTCTTATCTGATAGAATAAACATGACAAGAAGCGATGGATGGTTAGATTTAGTAGAAGAAATAGAAAATTTAGAGAGAAGTATTATTAATTTAGATAATATAAACTCTGAGCAAGACCTTTGGGTAATCAAAGGTCAGTTGCGTATTATAAACTTTATATTGAGTTTAGATACTGCAACAACCTTAGGGCTAGAACAACTCCAAGACGGAAATCTAGCGTAATTAAACTTCACAACCCCACGAGGGCGGAGAAAAAATGAGTATAGTAGTAGATGGCACACCAACGCCAGAACAACCCATAACAGAAACGCAGGTAGAAACACAAGCAGTTGCAGAACCAGAACAAGTTACAGAAGTTGATGGTAATGTAGCAGATATACCAGCTAAGTATGCGGGTAAGAGCATGGCAGAAGTAATTGAAATGCATCAGAACGCTGAATCAGCGTTTGGTAAACAAGGAACAGAAGTTGGAGAACAACGGAAATTAATCCAAAGTTTACTTGAGGCACAAAACAAGGCAACTACTGTTGTAGAACCACAAGAGGAAGCAGTTAGTTTTGAAGATGCTTTTTATACTGACCCTGCACAAGCAGTTAACTCAGCTATAGAAAATCATCCAGATGTACTAAAGGCAAGGCAACAAACAGCCCAACAAGAACAACAACAAAAGTTGAATGTACTTGAAAAGGCATATCCAGACTGGGAAAATCGTGTTTCTGACAAGAATTTTCAAGATTGGGTAGGTGCTAGTGAAATTAGAAAAGATATTTTCCGTAAAGCTGACACAGACTATAGACCAGATTACGCAATTGAACTCTTTGATATGTACGATAAAGTCAATATGGTTGAAAAAACCAAAGAGGTTAAGAAAAATGAGAAGGCTAAAGTAGATAAAGCATTACGACAAACTGTATCTGAAACTCGTTCCACACAATCTGTAGGTGGTAAGAAAATGTATAGAAGGTCTGATTTAATCAACCTTCAAATTACAGACCCCAACCGATATGCCTCGCTTGCTGATGAAATTCAAGAAGCGTATGCAGAAGGAAGGGTTAAATAATCATTTAATAGGAGAAGTAATATGGCGTTAGGAACAAATAACACCACGGCTGCCGTAGCCAATAACTTCATCCCCGAGTTGTGGAGCGATGAAGTAATAGGTGCTTATAAATCAAATCTTGTAACTGCTAATTTAGTTACAAAAATTTCTCATAAAGGGAAGAAAGGCGACACTATATACATACCAGTGCCAGCCAGAGGTGCAGCAAGTGAAAAAGCAGCTAATACACAAGTTGTGTTATCAGCAGCTACAAACACAGCAGTAACAGTATCAATCAATAGACACTTTGAATACTCAAAGCTAATTGAAGATATTGCAGAAGTACAAGCGTTAGCATCAATGCGTAAATTCTACACAGATGATGCAGGTTTTGCACTGGCAAAACAAGTGGATAATGATTTAACTAAATTATTTGAAACTTTTTCAAAGACTTCTACTGTAGGTGTAGTAGGTGGTACTGGTGCAGCAATGTATGAAAAAGCAGTAATTGGTAGTAATGGTGCAACACTATATAATGGTGCTTCATCTAATGCTGCTGATATTACTGATGCTGGTATTCGTGCAATGATTCTACAACTAGATGATGCAGATGTACCATTTGATAACAGAGTTATGGTTATTCCACCAATTGTAGCAAGTGATATGTTAGGTATTAGCAGATTTACTGAGCAACAGTTTATTGGTGATGGTTCAGCAATTAAGACTGGTAAGATTGGACAAATTTATGGTATTGATATTTTTGTATCATCTGCTTGTCCTACTGCTACTAGCACAGATAGAGTTGGTGCTATGTTCCATAAAGATGCTTTAGCACTTGCGGAACAAGTAGGCGTTCGTTCGCAAACTCAATATAAACAGGAGTATTTAGGTGATTTGTTCACTTCAGATACTTTGTATGGCACAGCTACACTTCGTCATACTGCTGGTGTTGCGTTTGTAGTTCCAGGAACTTAATTAATTAAGTTGTAGCCCCTTCTAACGAGGGGGTTATTCTGAATTAATTGGAAATAGTTATGCCATATTACGATTACGAATGTAAAAAAGGACATATATTTGAAGAATTATGTTCGTATAAAGAAAGAGAAATAAAAAAAGAATGTCCAGAGTGTGGTACTAAAGGTAAAGTTATTATAAGTGTAAATGATATAAGCCCATCGTTTGGGTATGCACCAACACAATGGAATCAAAGAGAAAAAAAACGCATAAGCGAAACTAAGAACAGTAAATATAAGGATAATTTTAGTGGACATATTTGAAGATACTTGCGAGCACAACTCTACAAACAACTTAGAAATTGAAAGATTTAAAGCTAAGATTATAGAGATTTGGTCAAGAATGTTAGAAGAAACTTACTCTACAAACTACAAAGAAGGTGATGAAGATTCTCCTACTAAAGAAGAGTATATGATTCATAACGCATTAAAGTTTGCAGATGAACCAGAAGCAGAAACAGAATTAGACTCATTAATGGATATGTTAGATGGCTTAATGGAGTCTGATGAAGAGTTAGAAAGCGTACAATCAGAAGGTCAAGCACCTAAATATGGTTCTTCTTCTCTTAAAACAAACAATGAACAAGGTAAAAAAGAGGCAACAGTATATGAATTTAAACACACAAGCACAAAAACTCCAAGCGAATCTAGTTCTGGAATACAAGGTGGCTCGTATGTGGGTACGCCATCTGGTGGAATCAGTAAGAAAAAATCTGACACAGTTGTTACTAAATACGCACCTCTTATTAAAGAAATGCAAGAGCAAATTAGGTCTTTAACAGACAGACAAAGAATTGGTAGAAGAAAAATGAGGTTTAGACTTTAATGCCTAAGTTTAACTGGAAACAAAAAAAAACTATTGCTATGTACTTAAATAAAAGACAAGCATTAGAGGAAAATCCTATTAGCACTTCTGGAATTGAAATATTAATGGAAAATGGAAATTTTTTAGTTAGAGAAACTTCAACTGCTAACGACCTTAAATATATTATTACGGAGTAAA